TTGGAGTTCCTCTACCACCACCAGGTGAACCATTACCTGAAGATGTGGAAGTTGAACTATCTAGACTTGTTGCTAAATCAGCTGACCAACTATTACAAAAAAATATTGCGGAAGCTAAACAAGAACAGATTGCTCAACAAGAGCAAGACCCACTAATACAGATGCAACAACAAGAGCTTCAAATTAAACAAATGGAAGCTCAAGCAAAAGCTAAAAAAATGACTGATGACTCTGCTATAGATGCAGCAAGACTTCAGTTAGAGAAAGCAAAAATGGAATCACAAGAAAGAATCGCTGGTGCCAAGATGGGTGCTGACGCAGTCAACCAACAAAAAGAGTTGGATGCAAAAGAATTTATAGAAGGCACTAAGTTAGGTGCTGAAGCTGTAAAGCAACAGAAGGAACGTAATAATACGCAAACTTAAAAACAGGAGAGAGAGATGGACGAAACGTTAAAAGTCCTCGCCCAACAGATAGGTGAGGAAGAGCAACGCATAACAGAAGATTTAGCAATGGGAAGAGCAGAAGAACACGCTCAATACATGCACGCATGTGGCATTGTTAGAGGTTTTCATATTGTACAATCACATATAGCTTCTATGGCAAAACACATGGAGGAAGATGATGAGTGAAATACAAACCCCAGTTAAAGAAATAGTATCAGCATCAGGTGTGCCAATAAGTCCACCACAAACAGATGTTGAAGATACTAAACCCGCACAACTACCAGATGTTAAAGGCTACCGCATATTATGTGCAGTTCCTCAGGTAGAAGATTCTTACAAGAGTGGGATACTTAAATCTGATAAAACAAAAAACATTGAAGAACATTCAACAGTTGTTTTATTTGTGATGAAATTAGGAGACACAGCTTATAAAGATGAAGACCGTTTCCCAACAGGTCCTTGGTGTAAAGAAGGAGACTTCGTTATAACTAGGGCATATTCTGGAACTCGAATCAAAATTTTTGGTAATGAGTTTCGCATTATTAATGACGACACAGTAGAAGCCGTAGTGGATGACCCACGTGGCTACGAACGTGCATAACACGGAGAGCAAAGATGGCAGAGATAATTAATGAAATCCCTGAAGAATTAGAAATGGAAGGAGAAGAAGTTGAGGTAAAGGAAGTTGAGGTTAAAGATGAAGTAAAAAAAGAAGCTGCACCTGTACAGGAAGAGTTAGATTTTGATATTGAAGTTGAAGATGATACTCCTAAAGCTGACAGAAATAGAGACCCTTTACCTGAGAATATTAAAGAAGAGCTAGACGCTGATACTTTAGATGAATATTCAGATAGAGTAAAAAATAGAATGGCTCAACTTAAAAAAGCTTGGCATGACGAAAGACGTGCTAAAGAGGCTTCTGAAAGAGGAAGACAAGAAGCTGAAAGAGTAGCTGCGTTTTCTGTACAAGAAAATAAAAAGCTCAAGCAAACACTTTCATCAGGAGAAGAAGATTATCTTAAAACTCTTCAAGAAAAATACACATCTGATTTAGCTTTTGCTCAAAGAGAGTATAGAGAAGCTTATGATGCAGGAGATAGTGAAAAGTTAGTAGCAGCTCAAACTAAAATGGGTGAAGCTCAATATAAACTAGGACAAGCTCAAGATAGAAAACCACAATATACTGAAGAGGCTTTACAAACTTCAGAAAATGCGGTATCTTCAGAGAAAGAAACAGTTAGGCCAAACGTTCCACAACCAGATGCTAAAGCTACGGCTTGGCAACAAAAGAATCAATGGTTTGGAAAGGATGAAGAAATGACTTCATTGGCATTGGGACTGCATGAGAAATTAGTCAGGAATGGGGTAGACCCATCGTCTGACCAATATTACCGTAGTATAGATAGTACTATGCAAAAACGTTTCCCAGAGAATTACGGGGACACTGATACGTTGGAAGAGGCAAAACCTGCCCAACGCAAACCTTCAACTGTAGTTGCTCCAGCAACAAGGTCGACTGGTCCTAAAAAGGTTAGATTGACCAAGACACAGTTAGCTTTAGCAAAGAAATTCAAGCTAACACCAGAGCAATATGCACGTGAATTAATTAAAACGGAGAGTACAAATGGATAATAAAGTTAAAAATCGCACAAATCGAGAAGCAGTAACTCGTGAAGATACTGAAGTTCGAAATAAACAATGGGAACCTCGTTCAACATTACCAGAAATCAAGCATGAAGCTGGCTGGGCGTATCGTTGGGTTCGAGTATCATTGGTGAATGAAGCTGATAATCTAAATGTATCTTCCCGTATGCGTGAAGGCTGGGAACCTGTGAAACATTCAGAGCACCCAGAAGTAAATTTACCAGCAGACCCTAACTCAAGATTCAAAGACGGTATTGAAGTAGGTGGACTGCTATTATGTAAAATGCCACAGGAAATGGTAGACCAGAGAAATGAATATTTTAAGGGAAAAGCTTTAGCTCAGGAACAGGCTGTAGATAACAACCTAATGAGACAGAATGACCCTAGAATGCCGTTATTCTCTGATAAAAAATCTACTGTGACTAAAGGCAAAAGATAATTTTTTAAGGAGATTATATTATGGCATCAACAGCCGCACCTTACGGTCTTAAGCCCGTAAATTTGATAGGTGGACAGCCTTTTGCTGGTTCTACTCGTCAAATTAAAATAGCGTCTGGGTATGCAACAAATATCTTTAACGGAAGCATCGTATCTATCGTTGCAGCAGGAACAATCGAGGTAGTAACCACTATTGGTTCTAACTCTTCAGTTTTCCCTGCAGGAACAATAGGCGTATTCGTTGGATGTTCGTATACAGACCCAAACACAAAACAGAAGCTTTTCTCACAACATTTTCCAACAGGCACAGTAGCATCTGATGCAGTTGCATATGTTGTTGATAATCCAGAAACTGTATTTCAAGTACAAGCCGATGCAACTATGGCTCAAGCAACTCTTGGTGCAAACGCTCCATTAGCTGCAGTACAATCTACATCAACTGGCTCAACTGTGACAGGTAACTCTACTACAGCACTAGATGCAACAGTAGCGACTACTACACAGGGCTTCAGAGTAGTTGGTTTTGTTGACTCACCAAACTCACAAGTAGGCGATTCGTTTACTGATGTGTTAGTGAAATTCAACATTGCTCAACATTCTTACACTAACGCAACAGGTATATAAAGGAGAATAAACAATGGCAATTTCAAGAGCTCAGTTATTAAAAGAGTTGCTCCCAGGCCTTAATGCTTTATTCGGAATGGAATACAGTCGTTATGGAGAAGAGCACTCAGAAATCTACGAATCTGAAACATCAGAACGTAGTTTTGAAGAAGAAACAAAACTATCTGGTTTTGGACAAGCACCTGTTAAAGACGAAGGTTCAGCCATCGCCTATGACAATGCTCAAGAAGCGTTCACAGCTAGATATAACCATGAAACCATAGCTTTAGGTTTCTCACTAACAGAAGAAGCTGTAGAGGATAACCTTTACGATACTTTATCTGCGAGATACACAAAAGCTTTAGCACGTTCAATGGCTAATACTAAACAAGTAAAAGCTGCTAACATTCTAAACAATGGTTTCTCGGATGCAAATGGTGGTGATGGTAAAGCATTGTTCGCTACAGACCATCCATTAGTAAACGGTGGTACAAACAACAACACTCAAACAACAGCTGCTGACTTAAACGAGTCATCATTAGAAAATGCGGTAATTCAAATTGCTGCTTGGACTGATGAAAGAGGTTTATTGATTGCTGCGAAACCACGTAAGCTAATTATCCCACCAGCGTTACAATTTGTTGCGACACGTCTATTAGATTCTGACCAAAGAACAGGTACAGCTGATAATGACTTAAACGCATTGAAAAACAACGGTGCAATTCCTGAAGGATATACTATCAATCATTACTTAACTGATACTGATGGTTATTTCCTAACAACTGATGTACCAAATGGTATGAAATACTTTGTAAGAACACCATTAACTACATCTATGGACGGTGACTTCGACACAGGTAATGTAAGATACAAAGCCCGTGAAAGATACTCATTCGGTTTTTCCGACCCACTAGGAATGTGGGGCTCACAAGGTGCTTAATAGGCACACTTGAGAGTGTTCAGTTTTTCATAGTTCTGAACACTTACTTTGGAAACCCAGCTTCTCTCGCTGGGTTTTCTTTTCTCTTTTATTTATTTTTAAATATAGTATACTTTGTACATCGGGAACAACATAACTTATCTAACTGCCCCCGAACAGACGCATACACGATAGATAAGTTCTAACTTTGTATGGAGATATATAATGGCTACATCAACTTTTTCAGGTCCAGTAGTATCCAAAAATGGATTTATTAACACAGGACCAGGTAATGTCGTAGATGCTGACGCAAGCATTTCTTTAACAGTCGCTGCACACGCAGGCAAAATTGTTCACAATGATGCTGCTGGAGCAGTAGTTTATGCATTACCAGCATTAAATGCAACAGCAGACGGAGCAAGTTCAGGACCAAGTTCTGATATTGACAATCTAAATAACATGGGTGCTACATTTACAATAGTTAGCTCAATAACAAAAACTGGAGACTTGGTAGTCCAGGCTGCAAACGCAAATGATATTATGACTGGTTCAGCTACAATAGTTGACACAGATACAAGTGATAACATGGAAGGATTTGTAACAGCTTCTACTTCAGATACTATTACTTTAAACGGAAGCACAAAAGGTGGCGTAACACACGCTACAATCACATGTACAGCTATCAGTTCAACTAAATGGAGTGTTTCGATTATCACAGGTGGTACTGGAAACTTAGCTACGCCTTTTAGTGCAGCAGTTAGTTAATAGGAGAACAATATGAGCAGTAATGGAGATATATGGGCAGTAACCCCTTCCACAAGTGCTACATACTATAGAGCAGCAGCATCCATATCGGGTGCTGGAGCTCTGACCTTACTCACCGATGACGCAGGCCCTAACGGGGTTGGTTATAAAGTTAGATTTACTTCAGCAGGAGACGACAGTGGAGATACTTTCACTATCGTTGGTATTACTGTGGCTGATGCACTAACAGGAAACTCAACTACAGAAGTTGTCACGGGTGCTGATACTGGCACAGCTGACTCTAGTAATTTTTTTGCTAAAGTTACAAGTATTACAGCTTCAGGTGCTTCGGCAGGTAATGTAAGTGTAGGAACAATAGGGTCAATAGCTTTACCTAGAACTCGATTAAAAGGGTTCTATTATTTAGCTAGTGGTTCAGCAGGCAGTGTTAAAATGAACTTAAATAGTAGTTCAGGTACAGAGTTGTTAAATATAGCTACACCAGCTAGTGCTACTGGCACACAGGACATGTTCCTCCCTGGTATGGGTATACTAACAACATCAAACGGCAGTAGTGTTACAGATTTTGCTGTAATTACTATTACTAATGTTACCAACACAGTCTTATTTTGTGGATAGATAGTTATGGCAACTACTAGAAAAAAGGGCATGGGCATTAAAACTTCAGTTAAGTCTGGTAATTTTAGAAAGACTAAAACTGGAGCAGGTATGACAACGAAAGGTGTCAAAGCCTATCGTAAAGCCAACCCTGGTAGTAAATTAAAAACAGCAGTAACTGGAAAGGTTAAAAAAGGTTCGAAAGCTGCTAAGAGACGTAAATCATTCTGTGCACGTAGTGCAGGACAGATGAAGAAGTTTCCTAAAGCAGCTAAGAATCCTAACTCAAGGTTACGTCAGGCTCGTAAGAGATGGAAATGTTAACATGGAAGATAAGGTGCAAGAGACAGTAGCGGTTCATCAAGTTGAAATAGACCATATGAAGAAAGATATAGACCATATCATTTTGAAGGTAGACAAGATGGACACTCAGATAGACCGTATAGAAAAGGCTTTATCTGAACTAAGTGGTGGCCGTAAGGTTGCTTTGTGGATGTTTAGTGGCTTAGGCGTAATCGCTGGGATTGTAGCCACTTGGTTGTTTAAATAAATTACGGAGAAGAAAATGAATTACGGTAAAAAGAAAAAGATGGCTATGGGTGGTAAGGCTATGAAAGATGTACCAATGGATAAAAAGAAAAATTTAGGTAAGTTACCAGAAGAAGTTCGTAACAAGATGGGCTTTAAGAAAGCTGGTGGTAAAGTTAAGAAAATGAAAGATGGTGGTTCTACAAGCAAAAGAAAAGTTGACCCTAAAAAGCCTGAATATAGAGATTTGCTTATGAGAGGAAAACCTAAACCAATACAAAAACCTAAGCTTCCAAAGATGGGTGATAAGCCTAAAGCAACACCTATGAAAAAAGGTGGTTCTACAAGCAAAAGAAAAGTTGACCCTAATCTAACTCTTAGAGAAGATGTTGCAACACAAGCTATGAAGAAAGCTGGTAAAACAGGTGCAGGACTAGGTGCTGCTATTGCGAAAGTTAAAAAAGAACAAGGTATGAAAAAAGGCCAACGTAAAGCTGGCGGCATGATTAAGAAAAAGAAAAAAATGGCTATGGGCGGTATGGCTATGAAATACAAACATGGTGGTAAAGTTGGTAAAAAATGTCCTCGTGATGGTATTGCGATGAAAGGAAAAACAAGGGCT